GCGGAAGGTGTCCAGGTGATGGACCCACCGTTGGGGGTGATGGGCAGACCGGTGGCCGAGTCGATGTTCATGATCAGCGGGGCGATGGTCTCGGTGACGTTGTACGCCCAGTAGGTGATCGATTCGATCGACGCGCCGGTCACCGCCGCGAATACCTCATCAGCATGGTCGAACACCCCGGCCGCGACGACACCAACCGTTTTGGAGGTCAGGTCGGGGGATGAGGCGATCCGGGCTCCACTGATGATGTCGGCGATGTCCTGGTCGGCCAGGTTGAGAGCGTCGGCTGCTTCGTCGTAGAGGAAACAGCGGATGTCGTCTGTGTCCAGATCGACGGCACCGTGGACGCCGTTACCGAACATCGCGTTCCCGAAGTCGGTGTAGTAGGCGTCGGCCATCATTCACCCCCTATGGTCTGGCCGGGCCCGCCGAGGACCCGGTGGATGGCCATCTGTTCGGCACGGAGCGGATCCCGGACCGCTACCAGCTCACGGATGACCGCTTTTTGCTTCTCGAGGTTGCCGGCCAACGTGTCCTTTTTGGCCCGTTCCCGGGCCAGGACCGCGTCGGCCTTGTCGACTTCGGCGGTGACGATCACCAACCGGGTTTGCAGCTCTTCGCTCATGCGGGCTGTTCCTTTCTTTTCGCGAACCCGGACACATACAGGCGGGTAGTTCGGTTGTCGTAATCGACCCGCTGGCGGGGGACTTTCCCGACTTTCAACGGGGGCGGTTTTTTCACTTCGTTGACCAACACCAGGTCGGGTAACCCTGCTTTGCGGAGGTCGTCGAGGACCCCAGCGGAGACGGTCACATGCCCGTCCGGTTCCAACCACAGGTGCACCACTTTGACCGGGTGGATCACATGACAGGTCGGGCAGGTATCCAACGACTGCCCGAAAAACGGTTTGTGTAACAGTGGGACCAAAGCCAGCCCGGCGTTGGGGCGGGTGTACCGCAAACGGAAACCGGGCATCTATGTGAATTCTGGTTCGGCGGTGCATCCGTCGTGGTTGTGGGCTTGGAATCCGCCGGTTTCTTCTGTGAACACGGGCCCACGGTCGGCCAGCATGGAACAGAAGTCACAAGAATTGAGCCCTGCGATTCTCTGCCACCGCCCGGTCGAAGCCGGGTCGGCGCGGGCGGTTCGGATGATTGTTTCCCGGGCCGCGTCGAGGATTAGACCTGAAGCCGACCCGGCGACTTTCACGAACCCGTTCTGCAATGCCGCTTCGGGGGTGAACCCTTTACGTCTGCCGTTCACGATCCCAGCGATGCCGGCTCCACGAAGCAGCGACATGGTTTTGGTGGCGGCGGGCGGTTCGGGTAGCGGGAGGGTGTTCAGTGATGTGATCATCGACGCCCCTTCCACGATTCGGAGTTCCCGGTAGTAGTCGAGGGCGGTTTGAGCTGACATGGTGAACCTGGCGGCCACGACCGACGGCGCGGCGGCAAGGAACGGCATGATTGTGGCGGCGATGTCGTCCACCCGGACGGTCTGCCACAGGGCCAGAAGGTCGCGGATGGCGAGGTTGCGGATGGTGAGCTGTTGGCTGCGGTGGCGGGTTGACAGACGATCACCTTGGGCGGTGCGGGCCATCAGGCGGCGGCCTGGCCGCCTAGCAGACCGGCGAGTCCGGTCAGCGGGTCGTTGGCGGCGAGCTCTTTCCAGGATTCGACTTCTTGCTGGGAGACGCCCATCGCTTCGGCGACCCTATCCCACAGGGCTTGCGGCGGGATTCCGAGCATTTGGACCGCTTTGCCTAACGCGTCGACAACCTGGGCGAGTGAGCGGGCTTCGGAGCCACGCCACAGCACGTAGGCCATCGGGTCGGCCACCAGACCTTGGTATTCGGAGGCGAGGCCGAGAGCCTGTTCGTGGGCTTCCCCGGCGACCGTCCGGTTCTCGTCCAGTGCCCGCTGTTTGGATGCTTCGGCGGCGACCAGCGCTTCTGCTGAGATGTTGACCATTTCGCCGATCAGTTCATGGGCTGGGGTTTGCGAGACGGTGGCCAGATGTTTCAACGTGGATTCGCGGGATTTGATGTAACCGGTGAGGTCGGCTTCGTCGAGCTGGTCGACCTTGATGTTCTCGTCGTCGAACGTCCACATCTTCGACGCCGACATTTTGAGTTTCTGTTCTTCGGATTCGGCGAGCCACCCAATGATGTACCGCTGTTTGAACGCCCCGAAATGTTGGGAGACTAACAGCCCGAACGTGGTCACGTTGATCTGATCTTGAAGCGGGATGTACGGTTCGACGATCCCCCGGGCCCGGTCATCGAGATCGAACGTGTCGGTGTATCGGACGACCGGGGTGACCGGCTCACCCATGAACGCCGCCCCGTGCAGCATTGTGGAATCCCATTCGAGCTGATCGGAGTTTCCTTGGAACGTGTAGACGGCTTCGGAGTCGTAGAGCCGCCACCCGGTGCGACGTTCCTCCAACGCGAACACGGGCCAGTCGTCGTCGTCGCCGTACACAGCTGTGAGTTTCCGAGGTGAAACCCCGCGCATGACCGGGGCCGGTTCGCCGGGCAGGACGGTCACATATCCGGCGCCGTAGGAGAGTGCGGCACGATGAACACCGATCTGGCGGGCGTCCATCTTGTTTATCTGCCACACCCGCCACGCCGGATGATCGTTAGCGTCGGGGGTGCGGAACCCGTCCACGTACATGGACTGGACCCGGGAATTCAAAACGAACTTGAGCATGTTCACCCGGGACAGTTTCGCCAGCCGTTGCACCTCGGTCGGGGTGCCGGACGGCAACCAACCGGGTCGCTCGTTCGGGTCGTCCCGCAGGTAACGGCGGATCCGATCGAGCCGGGTCTTTTCCTTCCTGGCTGTCTCTCGGAGGGTTCCCACCTCGGTGGTCGCCTGTTGTGGTGTCAACACCATGGAGATCTCCGATCAGAAGAAAGAGGCTTTACCGGACCGTTTCTTGGGCGGTTCGTAGCTGGACAGACACCACAAAGCTCCTGTCACAGCGACCAGCGGGGAAGCATCAGCAGGGGATTTCCTACGGTCCCACGCCCAGGCGTCACCGACCGGCCGGGTGGCGGCGGTGGCGGCGGCCTGGTCGAGGACCGGTTGGGCGAGGTGAGCGAGGGGGATGCGGGAGTCGCCGTCACCGACCGCAGCCCGCACATGGTCGTACAGTTCCCCAGTCCCCGACACCCCATCCCATTCGACCACCTCAAGGTCGGCTGCCTTCAGCGGGTCGACCAGCGATGTGGCGGGTGCCCGTTTCGCCTGCACCGCGATCGGCCGTTTTTTCCGGTCTGGGTGTTTCGAGTCTGTGAACCAGTCGACCACCCAGTCGGTGCCGACCCGGGATGCAACAATCTCGACGTGTGGTCGATTGTCGGCACGCCAGCCGGCCACACCGATATGGGCTGTGGACCGGTCCCAGGACACATCGACACACCAGGCGAGCTGCTCGAGGTCGCCGATCTGAGATTTTTCGTCGAGGCAGCCTTCCCAGGCGCCGGCGGGGAACGGACCGTCGGTGGTCGAGTCCAGCCACTGGCATAGCACCTCGGTGCGGAACACCCATTCGGGGTCGGTTTTCGCCGCCGACACGATGGCCCGTTCGGTGATCGTGTATCCGAGCCCCGGGTTGGCCTGGCACCAGCCGTCCCGGTCGAAGATCGAACAGCCCGGCGGTGCCGACCATTCGAAGATCCCCAGTGTCGCATCATCAACATCGTCGATGTCTTCGGCGGCCGTCACATCGTCTGCGTCGCCGAGACCGTCCGGGTCACCGATCGCTAGATGCGCTATCTTCCGCAACCAGCGCAACACGATGGAGGCGGCATCGCCGGCGTTCGAGGCGGCCCACACCATCGCCAACGCCCGGGCCATGGTCGTTTTTGTGACGGCCGCCCACGCGTCCCACGACTGGTGTTCACGCAGCTCGTCCAAAAGGACCAGATCACCGGATAGTCCCCGGCCGCCACGCCTCGAGGCGGCAGCCACCTTGTACCGTTCCCCGCCGGTCAGTTGCAGCGCCTTCTTACCGTTGACCCGCAAAACCTGTTTGATCTCGTCGGCGAGTTCGGGGACCGCCTCGGCGATCTCTACCGCCCCCTGCCACACTTCTTCGGCCACGTCGAGGTTCTGGGCGGTGCCGATCACCAGCTTCACTCCGAACAGGTACATCATCCACAACGAGAGGACCTGCAGAACGGTCGATTTGCCGTTTTGGCGGCCGACCAGCACCACCACAGTCCGGAACCGGAAGCTGTTGTCCGGGAGCAGCTCGAGGGCGTGGATCAGGAGCCAACGTTGGAATGGGAGCAGGATCAGACCGAGGACTTCGGAGGCGAAAACGGCCACTTCAAAACCCAGCGACGTTTCCGGGGTGAGCGCACACCCGCACCCGCATGGGCCTACCGGGCCTTCGACTAGAGGCGGTGTCCAAATCCTGGGGAGGGTGGATCCTGTCAGCCCCGCCGGCTCAGCCCACTTTTTTGCCTCCACGGATAGAACGGAGCTCGGCGAGTTTGCCACCACGAACCTCCGGCTTCTCCAACTTCAGCCGGGACAAAGGTGTCAGCCCCAACGCGTCCGAATATTTCAGGTAGGTGGGGATCGTCACGTTGTCCAGCGGCGCATCCGCGTCCCGTTCGCCCATCCCGTCGATCGTCCGGGCCAGATCCAATAGCACGGCCACCGTTCCGGCATCCGCGGCCGAGAGGTGATCCGCCGCGGCGACCGACACTTCTGTGGCAGCGAAAATCTCTCCGTCCCGCTGCGGTGGATGCTTCGCCCGGCAGTGCAGTACCAGCCCACGCTCGCTTTTGAAGTCCCGACCGCACTG